CACACTGAAGGTCTAGTAGTTTTGAGTCACTTCTCGGGATAACCTTCTCGCACCCGATGGCTGACTAATCGTTTTTGAGCACAAGTGATCTAATCTTGCTAAACAGGAGAACGGAGTCCCCTTGCTCTGAGTATGAAAATTACGCATATGAATTTGATACGGTCATACGTAATTTTCTTTTACAATCTAAGCTAATACTCATAGCTTTTCAGGAGGTGTGACCGCTCAAAGATTACCTCGCTAACTTTTCTATATTTGACATTTTTTGTTTAATTTCTATTTCAACTTTCTTATTAAACCAATTTAATTCAGGTTCTGTAAGTTCGTTTATCTTTTTTAGATAATCAGAATATGAAGAAACATTTTCCTCATCTTTTGCCCATTCTAATAAAGCATTAATCTTATCGAAGTCAATCTTCGGATAAGGATTAATAGCTAATATATCTGTAATATCATTTTTCATATCTACCTCCCGATAGTTTTTAAATCATTTTTAGTTATATATTGATATGCACCTTTATTATAAACAGGTGCAATCTGTCGCCTACGCTGTAAGCTAATCTCATTAGCTAACGCTTCACCACACTCTAAACAAGTATGTTTTCCTAAAGCCCATCGACCTTTATCTACTGGCTCGGAACATAATTTACAATCGTATTTAGTCATAAAACCTCCTTTATTTATTACTAAATAAATATAAAAACCATTTAAAAGAAAGTAAAGCGATTTACGTAAAGCGATTTTTAGTGTTATCTTTAGCTCGTTTAAAAGGTCCTACCTTACGTCCATCATGTATTTTTAAAACTGATTTAATTGCTCCAATCATATGCTGCCAACGGTGTATATTAGAAACTTCATAATTTTCTGCTTCTTGTAATATCATTGGATCTACACTATATTCTTGATAAAATGTAACATACCTTGGTTGATCATCTTTATCATTATCATCAAGTTTTTCGTGTTGGTGTATTCCATAAAATGTGCTTTGAATAGTTTTACCTTCTTCTTGACATTTTTGACAAATACTTTTAGAACGGGTTACGTGTTTATGATTGCTATTAACATAAAAATCTATTTCGGCATAACAAAGTTCGCAATAATATACCCCGTCTATTTCCATTATGTTCTTTGTCTAAATAAATATATAAGATTCCTTAATGCTTCCCTAGATAAATGCTCTAAGTGTTTAGGTATCTTAATCCCCCTTACTATCATTCCCACCCCTCCATTGTAAAAGTTGGTAAGTTATTAAAATCTTCATAACTCATATCGATAGTAAACCTTTCTAAACTATGTGGTTCTTGACCAAAAACAAAAGTTGTTCTAACTTCTATATCGTTATGTTCCATAGTCCACGTTACTGGAAACTTAATTTCTTCTGGGTCATAACCTTGACTAATAACAGCTTTTTCTAGTTTATCTATTTCGATAGATCTATTTTTCTCACCTTCGATAGCTCTATTATTTACTGCTCTAATCATATCAAGAGTAGCATATTTAAAGTCTTTTTTATATCTTTGGTAATCTATTTCAGGTATTTCACTCATGTAGAACCCTCCGAATCAAAATGAAGATGGTCTTGAATTTTTCTTCTTAATCCACTCCAGTCATCTAATGTTTTTAAAACATCATGTCCTAAATCAATATCTAATTCAAGGCACAAAAATCTTTCAAGATTTTGAACAGCTTTTTCTATTACGTCCATATTAGGTTTACTCATCTTTAATACCTCCATAAGCTTTGGCTGTATCAATAACCATTGCAGTAATAGCTTCTTGCATAGGTGTGTTTTTATCTACTAATAATTTTTTATCACGTAAATAAACACCCTTAGCATCGATATATACAGTAGGTTCTAAAGCAGTAGACTCATCTATTTTTCTATACTTTTTACCATCTATATATAAAGTTTGCACTCGATTAATCTGTTCTAATAACTTTAATATTAAATCTAGATTTTCTTTATGTGCAGGTAAAATATAAGAACCTACCATATCTAATCGCACAGTAGCTCCTCTATTT